CCAGCCCCAGTTCCGGCCGATCGCGTAGGCTTCATAGCGAGACTTCTGATCACCCCGCAGCAGCCCGCTCACGTTGAACTCGATGTAGAGGTCGGCACGCTCAGAGGGCAAAAGCAGATCCCGCATCATTGCGGCCTCGTGCCGCTTAATCCAGGGCAGCAGCGTATAGATCACGAACTGCAGCCCCATGTGCTCAATGTTGTTGAACGTCGCACGATCCATCATCTGGATCATGTGTGGCGGCACCTTATACATCTGGCAGATGGTCACAGAGGAATGCTTCCGGCTCTCCAGCAGCTGCGCCTTCTCGTTGTCCATGGCCAGCTGCTTGTAAGTCATCCCCTCCTGAAGCATCGCCACGCTGAACATATTGCGGATTCCGCTGTGGCGCTCCGCGAACTTGCCCAGCAGCCGGTCCAGCTTCGCCTGGTCGGTAATCGGCGCCGCTTCCCTTGGCCGCTCAATAACACCTGACATGGTGGTACCGCGAGAAAAAACGGCAGAGGCGTGCTCTTCCGTGGCGATCGCCAGGCCGATGGCGTCGGCATTCGTCTCAATTGGCGAAACGCCAACGAAGCCATCCAGGGAGAACCCTTTCACGTGGTGAACCATCCTGGACGGCAGGATTTCGTTCTGGTCGATCAGGTGGTAGTACGGCATGCCATCGTTGCCTTTGAGCACTCGCACTTTGGTATTACTGATCGGGATCAGCTCCCGCACATAGCCCGCACCATCGCGATCAATCAGGGCGATATGGTTGCCATCCAGACCCAGTGCACCCTGTGCCTGTTCGTAGTACTCGAAAGCCGTGTCCTTGCGGTTCGGCTGTGAATGGATGACATCGTAGAGCGGATGGTCTGTTGCACGCTCTCGGTTGCCGTCGCCCTTTCTCCGGTACAGCTCACACGGCAGCTGCGCAACAGACTCTGCAAGCAATGTCACGCAGCCACGCAACGCGGTCAGAGCCAGCGCCGTATCCTTGTTGACCATGGCGCCGGCAGCGCTGTTGCGGCCAGTCATAGAGCTGACCCAATTGCTCCAGTCGCTGCCCGGATTCCGGCTGCTGGTCGAGCTGGACTGAAAGAAACTGGAGAGAAACATCAGCTGTCACCTCGCTGCTGGCGATTCGCCTGGAAGTCGCGAACCGCGAGAGCCCGGGCACTCATGAACGACCACACCAGGCACAGCAACCCGCCAACGATATAGCCGGCCGGTGGAAACACCAGCCAGGAACCAAAGGCCAGCAGAAGAGCACCCGCCAGGCCAACGAGAAACGTCAGGATAGATATCAGCATGTCACGTCCGAAGTGTCGTAAATGGACGGTTGCATCTGATCACCCTCCGCGCGGATCGCCCGCCCGAGAGCCATGATCAGAGCCACAACCGCATCAATCTTGTTTTCAGGAAACTCTTTGCGTGGATAGATGTTGTCCTTGGCATCCAGGTGCGCCACCACGTTGGACATCATCCAGGTAAGCACCGGATCCCCGTTGTGCCGGAGCTTGCCGTCCAGCGTCAGCGCTTCCAGCGTTTTCATCGGCTCGCTCATGTTGGCCACCGTTTGCCGGTACTCCACCATTGGCAACCCTTCCTCCTGCATTCGCGTTGCCAGGTAGGTCGCCTGCCAGGGATCGAAGGCAACATCCTGAATGTCGAAGCGGCTGGCGAACTCCCGCAGATCCTCTTCAATGAACGCGAAATCAGTCACACAGCCCGGCGTCAGCGTTACCAGACCTTGCCGGGCCCAGCCGGCATAGTGCTGATTGCGGCCTTCGTCTGCCGCGTCCTCCGGGATGTAATAGCGCCCAAAAACCGACCAGCCATCATCGTCCTCGAACAGCAGGACCAGAGCCGCGACATCGATCTTGCTGGCCAGGTCCAGACCGATCCAGCACTTGCGGCCCTCATACTGGGTTAGCGTCCTCTCCGGGTTGCCGCACTTGTCCCACGCCTGCAGATCCATCCAGGCCGTGTCAGCGTTCACCCAAACGTTCAGATGCTTGGTCAGAAAGTTGTTAGTGGCCGCTGCCATGGTCATGGCCTTGCGCGCCTTCCGTTCAATGTCCTCAGGGTTCACCGAAACATTCCAGTTCGGGTTCGCCTTTGCCCAGCTCGAGGGCTCAGTCCAGTCGTCGTCCTCATCGATCGTGTAGATGATCCCGAAGTAACTCTCATCCTGGACGACGCCCTCCAGGATCTTGGTCACATAGGCGCGTTGCTCATAACAGATGCCGGCGCGATTGAAGCCTGCCGTTGTAATGAGCCAGAGCAGCGGCTGCTTCCGCGCGCCGGTACCGGTTTCGATAACGTCGAAGATCTCCCGCGTCTTGTGAGCATGGAGCTCATCGATCAGGCCGCCGTGAACGTTCAAGCCGTCATGGTTGCCGCCCTGGTCCCGACTCAGTGACCGGAACACGCTGTTGGTGTGTTCAACGAAAACCGTGTGCGAGCTGGTCGCCACACCGAACCGAGCCTGCAGTCCCGGCGTCCGATCGACCATCTGCTTGGCGTCTTTCCAGGTGATCTGTGCCTGGTCCCTTGTGGTCGCAGCGCTGTACACTTCGGCGCCCGGCTCGCCGTCTGCGGTCAGCAGGTACAAGCCAACGCCTGAAGTCTCAGAGGACTTGCCCTGCTTTCGAGGCATCTCGTTGTAGGCCGTCTTGAATCGCCGGTACCCGTCCTCGTTAATCCAGCCAAACACGGTGGTCAGGCGGAAGATCTGCCAGGGCTGAAGCTCCAGCCGTTTACGCTCCCGGGCCCACTCCCCTTTCACATGTGGCAGCAGCTCGATGAACTGGCAAACCCGGTTCGCCAGCGCCGGCTCCCACCAGTAAGGAAAATCCGCCGTCCCTTCCCTGTCCAGGTCTCGCAGCTGGCGATGACACGCAAGCTGCACCCACTTACAGGCCGGGAGCTCGCCACCCACCACCGCGTTGGCGTACTCCAGAGCAATGGCGACGTAATCCCGCGCCATCAGATATCCTCAAAACCGCCGAGATCCAGCTGCCCCTGTGGCGGCGCCTTGACCTTGCCAGCACCCGCCGGCGTGAGCCCGAACTCGTTCGCGCTCTTCATCACCTGATCCCACAGCTTGTTCCGGATCTGGAAGTACACCGACTGCACCGCATAGTTCTGCGGCGTGTAGTCGATCATGTCCTCCAGGCGCTTCAGCTTCTTGGTGATCTCTTCGAACTTGCCGTAAGAATCGCAGTGAGCGGCGAACGCCGCCTGGTCCAGCAGGGAGATCAGGCCAGCCTTCTCCAGCTGTGGCCCTACCTGGTTCCAGTACTTCTTCGCAGAACGCGGCAACCAAGTCGGGCAATCCGGCAGACCGATCGGCCGTTGCTCGTTCGATCCGTGATTGTCCCTGTCTTTTCTGAAGTTCCCTTCCAGGACTTTGAGCTGTGCTGGCTTTGGTCTACGTCCTGCAGTCATAAAAAAAGGGGCACCCTTTCGGATACCCCCCCTACCTCAATTTTGCCATCGAAAAAAATCACGGACGGTGAGCGGTCGACGGTACTCACGCCTGAAAGTTTTGACCCCGCCCCCGGGCCCGCCGGGACTCTTCCTCGGTTTTCAGTTTGTGACAACGCTTGCAAATCGCCTGAAGGTTTTCATCAGCATCGGTACCGCCCTCAGCCTTCGGTACGATGTGGTCAACTGCCACGGCAGGCATCACCTTACCCTCTGCCTTGCACGGCTGGCACAGGGCCTTATCCCTGCGCATGATGCGAACACGAATGCGCTTCCACCTGCCACCATAACCACGCTGGGAACTGCTGCCACGATCCTGATTCAGCCAGCCACTGGCCTTGGCCTGGTGCTCCTCACAGTAACCATTCCGGTTGGTAGTCACGGCGGAACAGGTACCGGTACGGCATGGCCTTGGTATAGCTTGTGGCACTGAACTACTCCTCGAGTGCATCCACCAGGCCGTTATGCCTGGTAGCGCAACTGTGATAGATGGATGCAACCTCCTTGATCACCAGCACCAACTCCTGCCCCTTACCGTTCCTCAGCTGGGCTGGTACCGCCGGGCACTTCAACAGAAGGTTCTGCTGGTCCGGAGACAGACTCACCCCGGAGGGCTGCGTTGAGCAGGCGGACAACATCAGGCTCAGCACACACACGCTGATAGATAGGCTTCTGGATCTCACGAATGATTCCCCGATCGATAATTCGCTCATTGGCCCGAAGCTCACCCAGCCGAGTCTCTACGGTCTGGGCTATGCCAGAGATATCACCCCGGATCTGCTCAGCCAGCTCCTGCCTGTCCTCGACTATGGCCAGACGCTTGGCATCCTCGAACCAACCACGGGCAGTCCAGCCACCAAGGCCAACACCAGCCAGCACAACAGCAATGACCAGCAGCTTCACCTTGAACGTCATGACTTGCCCTTCAGGTATTCAACGGCATTGCCGCCGTAGTAGTACAAGAGATTGGCACTGAACACGTAACACAGTGTCTGGGCCAGCGGCACCATGGGCGCCTGAATAGATCCCAGCAGCATGGAACCCGCAACCAGGTATAGGCCCATGATGCTCATGTAAGCCATCAGCCTGCGATGGAACCACCACTGGTTCGGGTTCGGGTGCTGGTTATCGGCCATACTCATTCTCAATCAGCCGATCCAGCTTGGCATTCATAGCCCTGAGATCCGCCTTGAGCTCATCAAAGTTCTTCTCGGCACGTTCCTGGTCGTTCAGTCTGGCCTGCTGCAGCATGTGCACAGAGGTCTCAACCAGGGAAATGCGCTCATCCTGCTTGGACTGATCCCGGGAAATGGAAACAGCCAGCACGATGACTGTAATGATCACGGCGATGGGAATACCCTTATCGACGTGCCAGCCTCTGCGATCGCTCATCTCCTCACTCATTGCGGGGCCTCACCCCACCTCATCAGTTCAGAAAGCTCCACCGCGCGACTACCTACCTGCCGGGCCCATTTGCTGTCCATCATCTCGGCAGCTGCCCTGTCCCAATCCTTCTCAGCCAGGGCACCCAACATGCGCCGGAACTCCAACAACGTCGGCACGCCCATGTTGAACGCCATGTTGGCCAGAACCACCTGTCGGATCGGATCCAGGCTCAGGTACAGGGGCATGCGCTCCAGCTCCTGCTCCACCTGGTCGATGTCGTTATCCAGCATAAAGCCGGCTTCGTCCTCACTGATCCCGCGATCTTCCAGGTTGCGGCCATAGCCAACGGTGAGTTTCCCAACCGTGTCACGGTATGGCTTCAGCCTGAGGCCCTCATGACGCTCAAGCTGCTTCAGGAGAAGTTGTCTGTTCATGAGTCCAACCATAAAAAAACCCGGCACCAGGCCGGGTTGAAGGAGTATCAAGAGTGTTTGCTGCGAGTCCTCAGATGCACTTCCTGCACCTTACGGAAAAGAGAGTAGTTTTCTGCATGCAGGATGTCAACATTGTTTATTTGAAATCATCTTATCGTCCGTAAGAGCGCAGTCAATCCACGCCTCAGCACCACCCAACAGATAACGCACCCGTTCCCGACTACCCACTCCAGACTCCCTGGCAACACGCGCCATGCTGAACCCATAGGAATAAACCATCACCAGAATATCGGCCATGTCCTTGTCACGCCGTCTCAGGCGGGCAATGGCACGATCCACTGCCAGGGCCTCCTCATCGGTACACACCGGCATGGCCACAGAGCCAGCCGGTACCAGGCTCTCCCGGTTGTAGCCCATCCGCAAACCACTGTCGCTGGTACGCACCCAGCGGGCCCACTCGGTCAGCCGTTGCTGGGTATCACTCAGCATTGCCACCTCCAAGGATCGACCACACCCGTGCCATGCCCTTGCGGGCGGCCTTGCGCCTGGACTGCTTCACACTGTCGCCTTCTGGCAACGCTGGTTGGAAGGTCTGGTGAGCAGCGCTCTTACGGTCCCGAGCCAGCCCCAGAATCCGGCCCACATCCGGCCAGTAAAAATCCCCGTCACCCTCGATCAATTTCGCTTTGGCCCGCTGCAGAGCCGTTTCAAGCTGCTCCCAGCTCAGTGCATCCACTTCGCCAGCCCACTCCCTTCGGGCCAGCCTGATGGTT